TGACCGTGTGCCACTTTGGCGCTTCGCTGGCGTTATCCAGCGGGCCATAAGCTACCACGCCCGTACCGTACCAGTTGGCGTGCCCACCAGCCCCGACAAACATCAGGAACGTGCCCCAATGGAATCGGCTGTCGTAATAGCAGCCCACGGTGTTGACCACGTAGCCATTCCACGCGCTATAGATGTACTCTTGGCCGGAGCCGCCCACTGTGGAGCCTGACGTGGATTGCGTCCACCATGCTGGCGAATACCGGAAGGTGCTGTCAGGCAGCGCCGACCATTGCGAGGCGGTGAAGGCTGTGTAATAGGCAGGTACAGGGCGGGTCAGGCGGTTCTCCACCTTGTGTTTGACCACCGCAGCCGAAGGTGCCAGCACGATGTTGTGCGTGTAGTCACCACGAGGCGGGGCAAACCAGTCACTTGTAGCGCGTGCCACATCACCACTATCGAGCAGAATGACGCGCGACCAGGCTTCATCCGTCACGCACTTGCTGTTGATCTGCACCAGTACGTCACCCGTGTCCATCGTCGCGCCCATACCCAACACCAGAGGGCTTGCGCCTGAGTCGTCAGTGATGTCAGGGCTGGTGACGTAATCAGCCGTATCCAGCGAGGTTTCATCGACCACACCGAAGAAGTTGCCGCCCGTCGAAGTCCAGTTCGTTGTCGTCACGTCAGACGTGGGATAACCCGCATCGTCGGCCATGATGTACGTGAAATTGATGCGTGGGCCTTGCGTGCTGCTGCCTGATGGCTGATACAGGTTCGCGTAGAAGTTGCCGCCGCCATCGCCCACGTTGTAGGGCTTCGCGTTGCCTACCAACACAATCTCAGTGACCACGCCGTTCAGGAAGTCTTGCACCAGTTGGCGAAACCATTCGGCTGTAATCAGCTTGGTGCCCGTGTTCCACCCGGCAACAGTCATGCCGTTTGCTGTGTCAATGTCTGTCGCGTTCAGGGCGCCCGCCGTACCCCAATTATTCGTGCCATCGTAGGTATTCCACGTCGCTGTCGATGGGTTGGCTGCGCGAAGGCACTTGTAAAAGATGAAGTTCTGCGCACCACTGGAAGCGGATATGTACCATTCAAAATCTGCCGCAGTTACGTAAACCGTTCCACCCAGCGAAGGGGCTGTATTCCAGCGCAACAGGGCGTGCCGATAGTCACCTGTATTCCAAGAGGTCATCTCAAGGCCGGATGCACCAGTGCCTTGATTTGTCGTTGGAGCGCCTGAGAACAGTTCAACAACCGTCAGTCCGCCCGTGTAGTCGTCGCCGGTATTGTGACCTAGCTGCGCGGTAGTTGGCATATCAGCCCTTCACGCACACGGCTACACGGTCACTTCGCAGCGGGTCGATAGCCATGTAGGTGTTTGCAGTATTGGCGACAAACGTGCGGACAGCCGGGTAACAGGGCAAGCCGACTGCGATGCGCTCCGTGGTCGTTGTCAGGCCGTTCGTGGCGCTGATTTTCTGCACGGGTCGCGTACCACCGGCCAAAGGTTTCACAGTCCAGATGGCTTGTGCGGGTAACAAGGCATCCCACGCCACGTATTTAGCGGCCAGGATATTGTTCTGCTCACGACAAACCCGCCCTGTCCAATCGGTGCGTTTGAAGGCGTCCGCGTCGCACGTGTAGGTTACCTGTTCAGTGTAAGCCGCTTCCTGAATACGCCGCTTGTCGGCTTCAGGAGCGAGATACATGCTGATCTGATATACCGCCCACTTGACAGTAAAGCAATCATTACCTTCGGAGCATGACAGTTTGTACCATTTGCGTTGTCCGGCTGCGTCCTCAACTTTCCAGTAACCGTGACGGCTTTTCCAGTCGGTTTCGTTCACTTCTTCGTAGTGCCACGAGTTAGGAACGTGGCTGTATCCCGGCAGGCAAGGCCCACCCGGCAGGCACGGAGGCGCTGCGAAGGCGGGAAAGCACAGCAGGAACAGCAGCCAGCGCATTAGGTTACTGTAAAGACGCCGTTTGCAGCGGACAGATCAGCAGTGAAGGTGTCGGCATTCGTGCCATTCATCACCACGGACGATCCGTAATCCCACCAGCCAGCCAGCGTGTCAATGGTCTGATTCCACAGAATGACGTAGCGGAACGTGAACCCGCCGCCCGATGCCGTCCATGCCGCAGGGTCAGCCAGCACCAGCTTATAGACGCCGGATGTTTGCGTGCTAGACGATACAGCGCAGGTATTGCCGTTCACCGTGTAGCCGCCTGATGTGGTCAGTTCCGCTGCGCTGGCCTGATTGGTATCAGTCACAGCCGGGACAGTGTTGGACAGGATAACCCGCCAAGTGTCCGTGCCACAATTGGCGTTTTCTGTCATCGCTTCGGCGAAGCTGTTGTACTTGTTAAACGTTGCCATGATTACACTCCTGAAATACGCCCTTTGGCGTCAAATTTGATAGGTTTGATGGTGTTGCCTATCTTGACGGCGATAGGCTTGCCGGTAACTTCATCCCGGATTACGGTTTTGTCAGTGCTTTCGCGCGTTGCAATTGACTGATCTAATGTCTGCGTCAATTGGCCTAGCATCTCTTGCACATTGTTCAATATGTCATCACGGAAACCCTGAGCGCCTTGCGCTGCTTTGTCGTCAATGGTTTTAGATGACGACTCACGCGCCGCATTGATAGCCGATTCACCAGCCATGGCTGCGATTTGTAGCTTAGTCTGTGCTTCAAGCTCTGCCTTGAATTGCGCCCGCTGCGTTTCTGCCTCTTGCTTCATTTGCTCGATTTGCAGCGCATTGGACATCTTCATTTGCTCTAACTGCGCCGTCTGATTGGCCTTGAATTGCTCAATCTCAGCAGAGCCTTGTAACTTGGCCTGCTCTAGCTGCATCTTGCCCTGTTCAATCTGCATTTGGCCCTGCATCTTGATCTGCTCAGGGTCTGGTGGAGGCGGTGCCGGGGGCTTAGGCGCTGCCAATTTAGCCATAGCATCATCAAAAGCCGCCTCCATTGGTCGCCCACCCTTGAATGCTCTAACCCCAAATAACAGCATTTCAGCAATCAGCGGGGTGATGTCAGGCGCGGCCTGTGCCACGGGCAGGGCTTTTTCCATGAATGCGCCCGTAGCCTGTAGAAACTCCATTCGTGAGGCTTTTTCGGCCTGCTCATCCATCTCGACTAGCGAATCAGAGGCGACTTCGATGCGGAATGATCGGGCAGGCTCTGATTTAATCAATTGCAACGCAGCCGGAACGTGTTGCGCGTCCTGCGTCCCCATGATGCCGGACATATTCACCAGCGTTTCAGGTGAGTACAGATCGCACATCAGTTGCGCCTTGATTTGCAGAATGGCGCTGGCGTACTTGGCAACGTCAATCTGTAGCGATTTCAGGCGAAGACTGGCGTATTGGCTCTTGATCTGCTGTGCGGTAGCTGTTTCACTTGCGACACTAGCCCCCCGGATAATGTCGGACAGGCCAGTAACCTCGTAAATGACCTGTTTAGCCTGATCGCGTGCAACGTAGCATTCACGCAACGCCATCAGTACAGAATCCAGCGGCATGAAGTCAACCGTACCCTTTAGCCCGCCTTTTTCACCAAAAGCCGCCCAATTGTCTACTGGGATAAGGGTATTGTTCACGCCTTCATTGAGCATCCGCTGAATGCCAGGCTGCGATGAATCGTACACGCCAACCACTTTGACCGCTTCAACCAACATATGAATGCGGTTTGTCAGCTTATCCAGTTCGTCGGCTTGATCCTGATACAGCGCGTAATCAGGGACGGGGACAAGCGTATCAGTTGACTGAGTTGCATATAAAGGCTTCGGACAAGGCCAAAAGCCATCCAATCCGTATGGGTCTTCCTTTTCATCCAGCGTCTTGGAATGACCCTCAGCCACCCATATGACGGTTTCACTGGATTTGTCCCATATCTCCCACACTTGCGCCTTTTTATTGGCGTCGTCTTGAGATTTGCTCTTGTCCTCGTCAAGTCCGATTGGCTCATGCGTCAGTGGAACGTCAGCAAACTCTTCACCGAATCGCTCTGTTCCCTCTTTGCGGGACAAGTAAACACGCCGCGCCACCCATGTCACTTCATCCCAAACCCGAGCTGGTGAACAACGGAAATCTTCCCAATACACATAATCAGAGCATGTCCGCTCTAATTGCGTATCTTTTTGTTCTATATCAGTTTCTGGTGATTCAACGTCAATAGACTCGAATCGTATCCAAGTTGTGCCGCGTCCGGGCAACAGCCTATCCAGCACAGCTGCCTTAATGGATGCGTCAAAGTCGCCGTAGTGGTCAATCTCAAACTGTAGCGCCCGTTCAATGATGATTGATGCGGTACGGCCTACGGGGTCTTGATCTTTGAATCGTCGCTCCACTTGTGCCCGTGGCGTCTTACCGTACAGGGCTGGTAGCATGGTCTGGATATTTGACCAAAGAATGTTGTAACGCTTGGTTGTATCAGCCCAGCCGGTGCGTTCATCACGATACCTGCGGACGATCTTTTTACCGCGCTTGACAAACTTTTCATCTTCCTTTTTGGAGACTTTGAGCTTATCGAGCCAATCGCCAGCCGCGTCAATCTTGATTTCATCGGTCATGCTGTCACCGTTGCAGATACCGCGCCATTGGTCACGAACGGCACACCGTTAGACCATGTGGCTGGTGCGTTGGTGGAAATGCACAAAGCGCCCGTTGGTGTAATCGGTAGCCCTGAGCAATACGTGGTATTGGCCGGTAGTCCTGCTGTTGCGTCAACATAGAACAGTCGGCCCGTAGCGTCATAATTCAGGCCATTACACACATAAGCGCCTGATACCAGAGTTGCCCGAACTCGGGGGGCTGCGTCGTTCTCACATCGAAGCGAGTTAAACACAGCATCAGCCGCGTTATCGGCTGCACTGGTTAAAACGACTTTATCGGAAACGATAGGAGCGAGCATTAATACCTTTCGGTCTTACGGGGGGCCATATCCCAAAGCTCGTCCAGGGTAGCTGTGACAATTCTTCCATTTTGGCCGGTTATGGGGAATATATCAGGTTTTTCGGGTTCTTTTGCTTTATTTTCCTGCATTACCTGGCATCCGTAGGCAAAAGCATCACTTGGATGGCTTGCCCAATTGTGCAAAGGCTCACGGCTAAAGACCCCGTTATCCTCGCTGTAGGAAAATTCCCACGCCAACAGCCCATCCAACCCAGTCTCGCACAAGTCGCGGTGAAACTCACATCTAGGCGCGATTGTCCGCGCTGCATTGATCTGATCCATCTTTTTGGATTGGGCAACAATCGCCACATTGCCCGGCCCAAAGTCGCGTGCGAACTGCTCAATCGTGGTGTATTTGCTTTGAAACGTCTTGGCCTTGGCATCGTGCGGTAGCCATATCTTTGGGGCTTTCTTGCATCCTAGCCCGTTCACGGTGTCCCTGATGCGCGGTATCCAGTCAGACGCATCTAGCCCGGTATCGCCCTCGTACTTGAGCAGGGAGAACCCGCCAATCTTGCGTTGCCAGTACCAAAACGATGCCGTATCCCTAAAACCTAAGTCTGAGCTAACCTCGATTGTTGACCCGTCTTGATCGAACTCAACACCGTTATGAACCCGCCCCTCACGCTCTGCTTTGCCTATCCACTTGGCTAGGATAGCGCCCTGACTTGAGCCGTAAGCGCCATTCCAGACGTGTTCTGCCTTGTCCTCATCGTTCTCGAAGTCGGTCAGCATGTCCTGATAAAGCGGGGTTTCCTTAAACCACGGGTTATCGTACCAATTGACCAT